GTTGTAAATAATTAACGATATAGCCATATATAAACAAGGAGAAATATATGGCTTATAGAATAGGAGAAAACCTTAGTGTATCACAGGTTTTTAGGGATTTATATGATTTTCTTACTCAGATGGTAACGATTTATGATACTAGATATGACACAAAAGGAGATGGGTACTTAAAAGACCTGTCTTTTTATTCAGATAAAGCAGAAACGGAAACTTGGACATTAAAATACAAAGAAGAAGATAGTGATGGTAATGCCGTTTTCAGTGTTTCTGGTTCTGTTTCTGGGACACAAGATGACTTACATTCGGATAATCACTATGATAACGATATTTTTCAAGTTACTCTTACGAATGGAGATACTAAATGGCAAGATGGGGATATTATAACTTGGAAAACGAAAGAAGTAACAGACCCTCAGTGGGAAGTTATGACAAAGTATGAAAAATTTGGGTATATAAAAACCAAGTCAGGACATATAGCTAGACCTCAGTCTTCGATGATTGGTAACTATTTAATTAGTGATAAAAAATATGAAGATAAATTAGCGTCTGCTGTGTCATTCCCAGGGGAATACGTATTGGATTATTCTTTTGAGAAAGATAATGATGAGACTAACAATGTAGGTAGTAAAAAATTTTCATTAACATATTGGCTGAAAGATACTTATCAAGGTCGTCATAGTGTTTGTCGTAATAGAATACGTAACTCTGTTGCTATATTTTCATCAGACGATAGAACATTACATTTTAATTTTACACCCAGTTATTATGCTATTGGGGATAGTGGCAATATGAGTAGGGGAAATTTAATCAGATATACAAGGGTTGACACTGGTAAAGGAGGACACGAGGGGGATGATTATGTTAAGGTTGATGACGATGATATGTACGTAGTGGGTATGAAAGTCATAACTTCGTCAACAAGACAAATTTTAGAAATTAAAGATGTGGATAGAGACGACAATATAGTATACTTTACCGAGGATTTGAGTAAAGATATGAGTAATGATGAGTATCTTAAACCTATGTCTACTTATGACCCTACCAAATTTAATCTCTTCACAGCAACATTTGACACAGTTACAAGAGAGATGGTTTTATACATAAATAAATATGCTATATTTAGAGATATTGTAACCAGTAGGTTGGCGGAGAATGAATACCAAATGACGGGATTTTTAGGTCAAGAGGGGAGTATTACAGATTTGGCACAATGGAACAAAGTTCTATCTTTGGATGAAGTTAGAGACCTGTACGATAGCCCTACCTCTATTGATATTACCTCTGATAATATAATAGACGCTCCTATTCTTTCTAGGGAAGCCGCTGTAATGGGTTGGGTTCTAAAATCAACTCATCAAGACTTAACTACTGATTTGTTTATATGGTCACATCCTTATCCTTATAATAAAGACAGGAGACAACCATCAGTATCATTTCAAGCAGGGTACAAGTATTTAGCCCCTTTGTCATACACAGCTGTTGCTGCTAAGGACGGAAATGTTAATTTTAATCCAGCACAAGTAGAGGGAAGAAGTCCCATTCAATTTGACGGTATGTATGATAGGGATGGAGGAGAGGGATTTGCTCAATATAAAGGAGGAATAGTAGGATATGCCCACAGTGTTGATTACAGTAAAATTAGTAGATTAGGGCTATTAACCAGAGACCCAGAAGAGCGTATAACAAAATACTGGTTTATTTCTGATGGTAAAACAGTTATAGTATGTTTAAAAATTTTTGATGATGTTAATACAGATAAAAAGGTTCCGGTATACCAAACAATGTATTTGGGGGATACGGAAACCTCAGGAAGTAGGGGTTACACTTATGTAGTAGCTTCTACACATAATGGGCAAGACTATTGGTATAATAATGATAGTAATTTTTGTTTAAAACAATCTTTATACTATACTTCAATAGGAGGATTTTGGGCATATTCTTTAAACAATCTAGGACGTTACCAAAACCGTATAGAAAGAAGTGAATGGACGTATTACAGAAATAATGAAGATGTTGTATCAGGTAACTATTCTATTTACCCATTGTATGTACAATTTAAACCTTATTATTCTAGTTATAATTCTAGTAGAACTTATCCTCAAAGTGTAAGATTTTTTTATATGTATTGGGCAGCAACTAAGGATTTAAAAGCAGAAGACACAATCTATGTAGACGGTCACGAGTGTGTGGTAGTTGCGGATGGTAACAACTCAGACAGACTAATTGTTTTAAATTTAGATACAAAGGAGGGGTAAGAATATGCTACAATCAAAAGTTTTAATATCTAGACCTTATTACAATAATGAGGGTAAATATACTCACTATGATAAATTATATGATATGTTAAAAGAGGACAGTGATTTTTTCACTGTTGATAAAGTTGTTAAAGGGGAGCAAGGAGGTATTATAGAGCTATATTTTCATTTTACTTTACAGAATGAAAAAGGAGAAAACCAAGATATTTATATGTCTACAAGGCAAGATTTGATTAGCGGAAGTAGAGATGACTGGTTCTGTAATTCCGGGTTTGATAGTGATAAAGCTTATGACGAACAACCAGGTGGGGAACATTATAGAGATGATGACGATAATCTTCAAGCATATCCTAAATACCTACGTAAAATAGCGAGTTATGAGCTAACAGAGGGAAGACTATCGCAGGATTTGAATGTATGTAATTTACCTCATTCCATATTTCTAGTTTATAATAAAAATATGTTTTACTATCAGCTTATACCTAATACAGAAATGTATGGGGATGTGTACCGCGAGTATAATGTTTATAATATAACAATGGCTAATAGTCTTATGGTTACTACTACTAATCCATTAGGGAGCCAAAGTAAGGGTGTTTTCTGGGGAGGTGGGTATGATAAAACCTATGCCCTAAGACTAGGCGATGATTGGTACCATAAAAGAGATTATAATAATGAACTATATAAAAGAAGAGTAGTGGCGTTTAGAAACGCAGTAGGGGGTTCAGAATATGATATATACAATATAACAAATTTAACAGCCTCTTCTCCTGTATTGTTAAATAGTTATGTTGATGGAGACGGTAATAGACAATATAGTATGGGAGGGACAACAAATGTCCAGTTTACAAATAAACACTACTCCGAGAGGAATAGGGATGATGATGATAGAATTTATAACTCTATTCATTATTACGGAGGTAAAAGATTTGTAGAGTGCGAAATATGTTTAGATACTAATTACCATCTAATTGTATCCGAAGCAGAGGACATTAAATATGTCTGATATTATCGCAGTTACAAAAGAGACAGAAGATATATCTGACTTAACTGATGTATCTATTGGAAAATTTGTGAGTTCATTAAGCAAAGTTACTTTATCTGATAATACAGGCATTAAAATAAAATCATCTAAATCAGTAAATGGGTATGTTCCTCCTCCTTTTCTGATTTTTGAGGGGAATAAGGTTGCCTTAAATCTAAGTTCTAATTATTTTATTTTTCAGGCTGTGAATGTAACGCTTAAAATAAAGGCTAAAAGTTTTGATTTTATCGGTGTAGAGAAAGATAATAAAGATACAAGTTCGTATAATTATACGAAAGTAAAAACGTATGATACTATTTTTAAATTAGCTAATATACCTGAATTTTATATTAAAGAATTTATAAGAGATTTTAATCAAAATTTTGATATTCCTATTGGAGTTATATTAGCAGATAAACGTATCAATTTTTACTTTTCTAATTTAAGTGTGGGTACAAAAGAAATAAAAGAAATAAGAATACCTGATTACACTGGTATTGAACTGGATACAGACTACGCAGGTTTTACAGTACCTCCTTATGGGTCAATTCGTATTTCTGGAACGGCAAAATTTGATAAAGGTGCTGATTTTGTAAAAGACTTTTTGGTTGTTGAGCTGACTAGTGGAGAAAAATTAAGATTTAAGTTTATTATAATTAGACAAGATGATACTATTTTTTATTTTGCCCCGAATAGAGGGTCACATAAAGAAGAGTACGAAGTGTTTACACACGATTTTACAAGTCTTAATGGTTGTCAGACAGTTAAATTAGTAGTACCTACCCCAAAACTTACTAAATTATCTAATACACTGTCTTTAAGTAATCAGAGGGATTTTGTAAAAATACAGTCTGTTATAGATTACCAACATAAATACTTAATGTCAGCAGCTTTATGGATATGGAGCTATGAAATTGCCCCATTAGGGATAATAAAAGAAATCCCTTTACCTTTTCCTGGGTTGAAACAGATTTTTGAACAGAGTGAAAAAATTTTAATATATGAAAAAAATGAATTTAATAAAGTTCAAATAGGAGCTGTGAGTACAATAGATAATGTTAAAATTTCTTTAAAAGCGAGTGTAAATTTAGAAAATAACGGGAATAATTACTATATAGTACCTATACGAAAAGGATGGGCTGCTGATAGTTTGTCTTTTGATGTCGGTATGTTTAAAAATGGAAGTATTGATTTGGATTTCAAGGAGAATTAAATGAGTTTAGTAATTTATAATACATATAAAGAAGCCCACAACGGTTACCCTACCGTGTACGGACTAATTGCTGTCCCTGATAATAATTCTTCCGTTACCCTTGGAGCAGAGCATAAGTACGTTGGAAATGATTATCAAAAACAAATAAGAACAAACTATAAATCTAGTCAAAATTCAATCAGTTTTACTTATATAACAGATAATATAGAGGATAGATTTAAGTTTTTTGACTTTTTCTTTAATGTTATAAAAGGCAGAACTGAGTTATTAGCCGTGCCTACTTATACAAATGACATAGAGTTATACTCAGATTATCTGAATGGGGATAACTTGATAAATATAAAATATAATGGATTTTTAACATCTATTAAGGAAAAAAGACTTACTTTATTTCACAAAAAAACAAAAGAATTTAGAGGCATAGTGGACATTATCTATCAAGTAGACGAGATAACCAGTGAGCCGTACTTAACTTGTGTTCTGGAAAAATCATTCTCCGCTCCTGTTAGAAAAGGGGAATGTACATTTTGTAGAGCTTTTATAACAAGAGCAACAAGCAATGTATTACCTTATGAAATAGTAGATACACTGCCTATGGTTAAAGTTGAGATGGAATTTAGGGAAATTACAACAGTGGATACCAATAGATTAGTACCACTCACAAATTAAAGGATAAAATATGGAACTATATCAATTTTCAGTTTTTAATAAAAATTATTTTTATAATACAGGAAATTTTGAATACATTTTAGATGATATAAAATACGAACCTCAGCCAATAAGCAGGGATAGTTTTTCTTATGGACTAAAAAAGAATGATTTAACGATAAAAATACCTGTAAATTTACCTCCTTTTGATAAAACAGTTGATAAGACATTTTTAGTAGATATAAAAATGTATATTAAAAGTATGGAGGGAGATTTGCTATTTAAAGGAGTTATATCTAATACAAAAACAAAGTTTGATGAGGGAATAATAGAGGCTACGGTATCGCCATCCGAAGTAGTTGGAAACTTGGTAATACCGAATGTTAAATATAGCCCAAAATGTATCTGGGCATTATATTCTTCCGAGTGTGGGGTTAAAAAAGCAGATTGGACTATTATTTTACCAAAAGACGCTTTTACTGTCTCTAACAATACTACTACTTTTAAAAGTAGTGCGTTGGAGGGTAAGGACGAAGATTACTGGGCTTGGGGGACATTATATTCAAGAGAAACAGGAGAAAGTGTAATGATTTTAAATAGTAAAGATGACACTATAAATCTGTTATCTTCTTTTATATCTCTACAAGAGACTGAACTTTTTGAAGTATCCGCGGGTTGTTCAAAAGACTACCCCACTTGTAGGGATAAATTTCATAATAACTTAAATTATGGGGGATTTCCCGCAATACCAAAAGTTAATCCAATAAATCAATTTTAAATTTGGATATAATTATAAAAAATTTTAAAGGATGTAATATGTTGACTGCGTTTCTGATATTCGGAGCTGTTATGATTATATTAGCTCTTTTTATGTCTTTTCCAGAGCCTCCAAGTATGGCACAAAAAGCTTACACAACAAGTGATTTTAAAACCCCAGACTTCTCCGAAGCCCGACCAATTCCCAAACTATATGGGACTAACATAGTTACAGGGAATATAATGTATTTTGGGGGAGTTAGGGCTAAATCATTTGAATACTGTTCTGACGCTTCTGGGGGAGGTAAGTAATGGGTGGCGGAGGAAAAGGAGGGGGAGGAAGACAATGCTCTCCTGCTGGATACGCTTATTTCGCCAACTTTGCTTACGCTTTTGGGAGGGATTACGATAAGATACTGGAATTTTGGAGAGGAGAAACAATAATATGGAGTGGGAATAATTCTGACAATATATTTGATTTCTTCGCACAAACAGGTAAAACAGGTAACATTCAATCGTCGAAAACAGGTAAAAGTAAGGTAAGATTTTATAAATCAGGACAGACATCTGCCGACCCAGACTTGACTAGTTGGTCAGGTTATGAAATAGCATATAAAGAGACTTGTTATGCTGTCTTTAACGGTTGCTTCATAGGGGATAATGTAAACCAATTACCTAGGTACAAAGCAAAACTTATTAAAACAAAATACCACAACGGGGTGGTCTGGGAAGATAGTGATGGTAACGATGTGTCCGAATTTGATGGAGACGTAAATCCAGCAGTAGCTATTTATGATTTACTATTGAATGAAGCTAGACTATCGCCTGAAATGATGGATATGGATAGTTTTAAAAAAGCTGCTGTGACTTTATATCAAGAAAACTTAGGTATTAGTTTTATGTTATCAAAAGAACGTAAAGTAGCGGATTGGGTTCAGGATATACTAGATACCATTGACGGAATACTGTATTATTCTCCTATATCAGGGAAATACTTCTTAAAACTATTAAGAGATGATTATGATGTCGATAATTTACCTATATATGATGAAAGTCTGATGAAAAATATAGAACTTACTCAATCAAGTTGGGCTAATGTGTTTACGCATTTTAATTTATCTTATGTAGACCAAAGGGACGGTAAAGAAAAAACTATTGCTTTTGTCAACAATGCTTCTTTACAAGTATTAGGCAGAAAGACAGAAAAGAATGTAAAATTGCCTATGATTTCACGAGATGAAGTAGTACACAATATAGGAGGTAGATATTTAGCTAAGTACAGTAGACCTTTTAAACAGTTAAAATTCAAAGCGAGTTTTTTAGACTTACCAAGTTTAAAAGTAGGGGATGTTTTTATATTTCAAAATACTCTGCTTGATACAAAACCGACTGTTTTTAGAATACAAAAAGTGGCGGGGGATGAAGATAAAACACTTGAAATTGAAATAGAAGCGGCAGAAGATGTATTTGCTTACAATAAGACTATTACAAAACACACGCCAACTGAGTACTCAGGTATGAGTGCTTTTAATTTTGATATTACCTCTAAACCTGAAAAATACCTTATTAAAGACGCAGCAAGAGAAATGTCTTATGGAAGACAGCTGATAATAGGGTGTAATAAAATAAAAAGCACAAATGAGTTAATAACCGATACAGAGATAAAAAGTGGGGCAGGAGGTCAAAAACTAATGCCATATTTTATTTATACCAAATTAAAAGATACCATTCCCGAAGCCTCATCTCCTAACTTAATAGACAGAGAATTCACTTTTAGAATTGTAGATGTGTATAATGCGTTTTATAATATAACGTACTCTAATTCTAATATAGATAACATTAAATATGGACTATTTATAGAAGATGAAATGTTAGCATTTGGGGGTGCCAAAAAGGTAGATGAAGATAGTGACGGGAATGCTATTTATGAGGTAAAAGGTCTAATAAGAGGACTACAAGAAACAGACCCTGTGGAACACAATAGTGATGATGATATTATAGTATGGATAATCCCCTATGAACTGAGAAAACTACGTTTATTTGGGGTGGAAGTGAATAAAACCAAATACTCTTTTGCTTATTGTAATCCACTAGAAGTAGGAGAGTATTTAGAAAGTGAGGATGAATATGAATATCAAGGATTGGCAGAAACCCCTTACCCACCTCAGGTTCATACAGCCCAAGAAGATAGTGATGGAGGTTATATAGTAAAATGGTCTCCTCGTGTCAGATTACACGGAGCTAATTATAGAAGTCCAGATAATATAGAGGGAGGACAAGATGAGGGTATGTTTGAGGGGTATTTTCTAATTACATCTGATAATAATGATGATGTAGTAGTAGATGGAACATACGGGAAAATAGAATATACTCTACATATAGACGCAAAAGACAACTACCAAATACAGACAGTAATAGGTAGTAGAAAAAGTGACAAAGTAAAACTAGAAATAGGAATATAAAATAAAAGGAACTAAAAATGAGTTTTGATAGACAATTAGTTAATTCAATAAAAGAATTTGAGGGATTTGATGGTATGCCTTATGAAGACAGTAAAGGGTTACCTACAATAGGGTATGGAACCTTGTTACCTATAACGAAAGAGGAGGCAGAGTTATTACTAAACCACAGACTAAATATAGTAAAAGAAGAATTACTTTATGCTAAACCTGTTGTGTCTAATCTAACAGATAATAGACAAAAAGTACTTTTCAATATGGGGTATCAATTAGGAGTTCCTAAATTGTTAAAATTTAAGAAAATGTGGAGAGCAATAGCTAAACAAGATTATGACGAGGCTAGTAAAGAAATGTTAGACAGTAAATGGGCAAAAAAAGATAGCCCCAATAGAGCTAATAAGTTAGCAGAGATTATGAAGAGGGGGTAAAACCCTCTATATCTTTTATTGACACCCTACACATTCCATACTTCTATCCATTACTTCATCTTGTGCTGCCTCGGGCGATTTGCTTCTTAGATAATAAAAAGATTTAACTCCTAATGACCAACCGAGTGTATAAATATCGTGTAAATCTTTCCCCGTAGTTTTATTAGGGTCTATAAATATATTAAGACTTTGACTTTGGTCTATCCATTTTTGTCTAATCGCAGCTGCTACCACTAATTTTGTTTGGTCTATTTCATACGCAGGTGTATAATACATATAATTATTAGGGTTTAGATTAGGTGCTGTAACAGGTATTAACCCACTTAAATTCTCCTCAAACCATTTTCTCTTATATACTGGTTCAATACCTTGTGTCGTTCCTGTAAGAATAGAGATACTTGAAGTAGGTGCTATTGCCATTAAATATCCGTTTCTCATACCACCTTGAATATAAGCTTTAAGCTCATCCCAGTTATAAATTAGTTCTCTACCATTTGTATATTTAACTGTATTAGCCCATTTATCTTTATTATAATCAAAAGGAACTAGACCTTTACTCCAATTACTTCCATTAAATTCTGGGTAACTACCTTTTTCTTTTGCTAAGTCAGCACTCGCCATTATTGCGTTAAAACTGATTATTTCGTAAATCTCATCAATTTTCTCAAAATGCTCTTTACTTCCCCAATGTATTTGATTTTCCGCTAAGTATTGTGCTTCTCCCATTGCTCCAAGTCCGATAGCCCTACTTTTTAAATTTGTTAACTGAGTTGATGGAATAGGATAAAAATTCAAATCAATTACATTGTCTAACATTCTTACAGCAATAGGCACCACTCTTTCTAAATCCGATTGTGAATTAACTTTGCTTAGATTGATACTTGCTAAGTTACAAACTGCTGTTCTTCCCTCATCTACTTTAACTTTGTCTATTCTAACAACTTTATTTCCTGATAAACTATCTAATTGAGTTAATTTATTAGCATATTTTTTAGTCCCTTTGTCAGTAGTAACAAGTTCATTTTCTTTGTATATAATCTCGCTACCGTCTATAAATGTAACTTTAACTCCATAAGCTGCTGGTTCTGTTACTTGTGCTATTTCTAAACATAAATTACTGCTCCTAATAGTTCCGATATGTGGATTAGGGTTAGCGTTGTTAAATGTGTCCTTAAAACATAAAAAAGGATTACCAGTTTCTGTATATTCAACTAATGCTCTTTTCCATAAATCTTTCGCTTTTATAGTTACTTTTCTTTTTGTTGTATCTGCCTCATATTTTTCGTATAAATCTTTAAATTCATCTTTTTTCGCTGTAACTAAGTCAGGAACCTCATAAGGGTCAAATAATGTCCAATCTGAACCATTAAGTACTCTTTCCATAAATAAATCATTTAACCATAAAGCAGGGAATAAATCGTGTGTTCTTCTTCTTTCTTCTCCACTATTTTTCTTTAAATCAATGAAATCAAGTATATCCAAATGCCAAGCCTGTGTATACACCGCTATACTTCCCTTTCTTACTCCTAACTGGTCAACAGCAATAGCTATATCATTAGTTATTTTTAGGAATGGAATAACACCACCTGCCACTTTTTTAAATCCGTCTATTTCTCCTCCTATTGCTCTTACAGAAGACCAGTCCCATCCAATTCCTCCGCCGAATTTACTCAATAGTGAGTAATCTTTATAAGTATCAAAAATACTTTCTATATTATCTCCAACTACTCCAAGGTAACAAGATGATAATTGATGTCTAGGGGTTCTTG